ACTTCTACTACTTTCATTCTTCACAACATCCCCAATACTCCATAAATTCACCCAAAGTAAAACCATCCCCAGTTCCAGTTTCTTCTATCAACCCATCCATAGTCATTTTATTCAAATCCTCACGATATTCTTCAGTTGTTTGATCATTTTCAGGATCAAAATCATCATGGCAAAGATAGTCCCACTCTGCACATAGTGCATCAATTAGTTGCTCTTTAGTGTAATTCATCGTCTAATCTCCGAAATTGCAGGTTGACCTTGATTGAACACGACATCAACAACTGCCTGAACTTTCTTGGCAGTGCTGATACCAACTCTGTCATAAGTTGGGATGCAAACCAGACCAAAGGTCTTAGACTTGTCACCCAATCTAATAACACGACCAATCGACTGACTGATACCAATGTAGTCCATATTACGCATGAAGATAACAGCTTCAAGACCACTGACGTTGATACCTTCACTGAGAATACTGTGATGGATAACAACAAACTTTTTCTCAGGATCTTTGCCCCAAGCATTCAGCGTGTCAAAGAACTTCTCACGGTCAACCTTCTTACCATCAATGATTGCACCGGTCTTCGATGTAATAGTCATCCACGAATATCCACGCTGATACAACTCAGCACAAAAGTCAGAGTGAGTAAGAAGATTGATAATCTGCTTGGTAGTACGAGCACAGATCAAAGTCTTGTCGATGTTGTTGTCATCGATAGTCTCGATCAAGTTGTCACAATCATCAGCATACATTACCTTACGACCATTGATCATAGGCAATTCCTTGACTACAACTTTAGGAGGAAGAATGTAACCCTGTTCGACAAGTTCAGGTGCAGGGACATTAACAAGAACCTGACCATAAACTGCACCGTCATTCATTCCCGGTTTCGTGATTGTAAGACTATGCTTAGGAGTAGCAGTGTAAAAGTAGCAACGATCAGCATCATCAGCAAAGAACTCTGTGGCAGGGAAAAAGTTACGTTGCACACTGTTATGTGCCTCGTCAAAGTAAATAGTATTTACCTCAATATCTGCCTCCATCACACGATGAAGCGAGTGATATGTGGTAAAGATGATAACATTCTCACCCATACTACGGGCACAACTAGCATAAAGGTGAATCTTTTCTGCCTTTGTAGTGCTAGTAAAGTGCGTTTCACCACTGTGAACGTGCATCACATGCAGGTAAGGATCGCTGTTGTTAGGATCAATAACCTCCATAAATTCGCTGCACAGTTGCTCAGCCAAAAGAATACGCGGAGCAACAACAACCGTGGTGGTGCCATTGTTGATAGCATCATGACGATGCTGAGTATCAATAATCATGGTCAATGTTTTACCACCACCAGTGGGCACAATGATCTGACCTTTGTCATAATCGCACATACGCTTGATGATGCGATCTTGATGTGGGCGAAGGGTGATTTTGCTCATGAATACAATATAAAACCCCCTGACCCGAAAGTCAAGGGGTGATGGACAGTTTAGATCACTGGCACATTAGTTAAGTTCAAGATCATCAAATATATCAGAAAATACTTGCAATCGCATTTCATTATGCTTTCGGCCGGTGCTACCACATGCCCATGCAAAGTTGTTACCTTCTTCATTGATGTATTTGGTTTCCGTTTTAGCTTTTTCAAGTGATTTCACACAAGAAATAGCATCTTGATATTCAGTCAGACCATTATAAATCATCCAGAATAGGTTTTGCATAGTTGCTGCTGCAAGTTTGTTAATGTCTTCTTCTTTGGGAAGACGATCAACCCAGTTATCAAGAATGTTGAAGGTGCTTTCAATCTTTTCTTTGACTTCATCAGTGACAAAATCATAGGCATCAGAAAGAGCACCTTTATACATCTTATTCATAGTAACTTGAGTGACAGCGGGTACTTTTTCACCATCCTCAGCATCACTAAAATCAAGAGAGAGCGCAAGATTAATAGTCTGCGCCAACCATTCATCTCCCTTCAATCGGTGAAGATGTTTTTCTCCCTTTGCAGCTTTGCAGATGTCATCATTGTTGCTACGAATATTACGAATCCAAGAAGACCAAGGAGTATATTCGACATTCCTCAACTCTTGTTGATTGGGAGAACATCCTGCATTTGCAGCACGAAAAACATCACTCATACCTTTACCATTGATTTGAGTGTACTCACTAATAACGAGTTCGCGATTCAAAATAAGTTCTTGAACATCTTCCTTCAAGTTTGAGAAATAAGTGTTACTGCCGATCGTGAGAGTCTTGACACGATCATCACAAACATAAGTATATGATCCACGAGGGAGTTTATATTGATCTGTAATCAAATCTGTGAGGAAACAAATGCGATTGTGTCCATCAAGAACGACAAATCTATATCCACGTTTCAAATAACCTCTGAATTCTCCAAGAGCTAAATCATCGGGAGCAAGATCCTCAAGTTTAGACACAGCAACTTTGAGATTGACAAAGATAAGATTGCCTTCCATTCTGTCCATCAAGATGGACTCAAAACAATACTTTCGATCATCATCATCCCAAGACTCTGGACGTTGACAATGTTCTGGAGCAATGAACTTTTTCTGCCCATCAACATCGATTAATCCAAATCCTTTAGATTCTTCGATGACCCCAGCATAGTCAGAAGTTACGTTACGAATAGTTTTCACCTTTGGTGACTTCTTAACAGGGAAAACCTTCAAAAAATTCTTTTTGTTAGACATGAGAGTACCTCATTAGTTTTGTGGTGGTTATCTCTTTGAGTCTGGTAATGTTAGACGAGAGATGGATCGGAAAGGTAATGTTTTTCCGACATGATTATATTAACAACTTTTAGAGTGGTTGTCAATCACTGTTACAAAACTGTAACAATCACTCCTCTTCTTGTTCTTCCTCTACTTTCTTAATCACCTTTGGACCTTTCTGAACTCGGTCAGTTTCATAGAACCACCGAACACGTTCACGACGTGCTTGCAATAGCATGTCATATTGTTCCTGTTGATCTTTAGTGAAGGAGAAATTTTGAGACCTCCAAACTTTTTTAAGATCGTTCAGGTGAGGCAGGACATTGACAGTAGAAGTGGGGAAGTTCATCAGACAGTAAAATCAGTTTGGGAAAATTCGTCGCATTTGATATTCATTTTTGAGTCATTTTCTTCTAGCTCAGTGACATCAAAGATCTCACCGGGCATGTCCTGAATCTCACTCCAAAAATCGTCCATGTGTTGCATTTGTTTGACCTTGTTAATATACACGGGTTTGATGGTCTGTGGGGGATTAGTGGACAGTAATTGTAGTGTCCACTGCTCCATGATTTTTCATCACATGTTTCTCCCAAAATATAGCATCTTCAATTTTTAGGAAGGATGCTTGTTGCTTTGCATAGCCTTTCTTCTTCGGTTTTAGGTAGTTCACTCGGTAAATCATGCCAGTGTCGAATCACTCCAGAAATAATAAAACAATTAGTCGCCAAGTAAGTAATGAATATAATGCTGCGAAAAATAGCAACAGCATTATCATATCTCTCTGTTTTTTCATCTGAAAAACTTCCTAGAGTATATTTCCATACTCTCCATATCTTTCTCACGGATCAATATATCTCCCCTCTTGTGATTTGTATTGATCTACATCAACTCCTCTTCTATTCTTCACATACTCTAATTGATCCCACTGAAAACTTTGGCAGCAAACTAAGATGTGTATCTTCTTGTGTTTTTCCTCCTTGGTATATTGACACCGTGGTTTATCTTTTACACCAACTTCAATGCTGATAGTTTCATCACACTTGAAATACACCCACCCTTCATCAACTGAACCATTTTTACGTGTCCATCTCACATAATCGTCAACTTGTGGAATATATGTCATACAAATGCTGCCTCCAGTGGTGTTAGTTTGAGTTGCATTGCAGTATATGGGCGAGTATTAGAAATGTCTACCTTATCTCCGTGCTTGGTGGAGTTAATAGGCGCATGATAGCATCTCTGCTTTGTGTTGTAGAACCCCCAGATTGTCCTAACTGGATCGCTGCTATAACAATACTTACGGTGATGAAGTAACCAAATAGCAACAACATTTGATTTGTGAGACTTAACTTCATAGGAGAAACCTTTTGGTGGTTCATGAATAAAATCAGGGGGCAGTTCTAGTAGGTTCATCATCAACAAAGATTCCCTCATAGTCTGGGTACATTGTAGCAGCAATATACTGTGCGAGTGATTGTGTAGATGCCACTACATAAACCTCCACATTATATGTGAGTTGTTCATCAGTCTCACCACCTTGCATGGAAAGTTCTACCTCAACCCTCCACACATTTCCACTCTTGAGATGTTGTTCCCAAGAAACTATCATGTCAGGTTGCATGATGGGCTTTGAGATCTGCGTTTGGTTGTGATGGTTCATACGGAGAACGTGTGCGATTTTTGATAACAATAAAAGCATCTTTGTTATATTTCCTGACACCGAATGGTGTTGCCCACTTCTTATTATAGTCCTCACCTTGATGGATGCCACTGACAACAGTGCCGCCAATCTCTACGACAATATCATCACTCTCTTCCCACCCTAGTTTGTCAATGATGCTACTAATCTCTTCATTCATGTAGTAAACTCCTCAACGATTTTAGACTCGACATCATCTGCAAGTGCAAACTTGCGTGACTTTAGAATGTTATCACGGAGATTAGAATAGTATTGACTATTAAAATCCCCATCATCCTCATTAGTAATGAGATCAAAGCACTCCTCACTTGTTGATGCAATTACATTCCAAATGCCTCCATATTCACTAGAAGGGAATGGAACATAGTGGTCCACGATGTAGAAAAACTTAGTCATCTTCTCCATTGAATTACCTTTTGATTGTATCATGAACAGAAGAATTCTTCAAGGTAGTAATCAACAGTGACCTCTAGCTCTGCTGCTTCTTCTTCAATCATCTCCCAAAACTCTTGGGCGATTTGTTGTGCTTCAAGTTCGTTTTTCATACTGCAAGTGCTCCTGAAGGAATTTCAGTAAGTTCGGGTGACTTATCATTAAACTCATTCATATCATAGCATACCCAACCTACAAACTGTGTGTAGATATAGGAGAACTCTTCACCATTAGACAGAAACTCTTCCATACTCTCATCATAACGAGGAGGACAATCCTCACCACGCTGTGAATAATACTCGGGACCATACTTCTGACCATCGGTGCGATCTTTGCCCCAAACAGTATCATTCCAGCAAGATGACATATCACCACCGTCAATCAACTCAGAGGCAAGATCGCGGGAGTTGTAGTTAGTTTTCAAGATACGACCCAACCACTCAGGATAACCATCCCAGTGGTGATAGGCAGAGAGAATTGAACCGTCTTTGAGTTCGATGCCGATGCGTGAGCGGGTTGCCATTAGTGGTTTTCCTTTGACCTTTTTAATATACAGGAGATCGTGGACAAATGGAGCAAAGGTGGTCAGTTCTTTCACTGTCCACCATCACTGGGTGCAATCACCCTTTGTTTTCCTAATGGCAAACAAAAACAGATCAATTTCAGATTCATTGCAGGATTTTTTACTCTCATTCTCCATTCTTGGTTGTGTGTTAATAATTGTGGGAGGAACAACAACAGGAGAAGAACCACCACCACCGTAATAGTTGGGTGGATAGTAACTTTGAGCCAATACTGGAGTGGAAGTCAGAGCAAGAATTGAAATAGCAAAGAAGGATTTCATGATGAATTAATTTCAGAATTTTAGTTTAGGAGAATTTCTAAGGCATGTCAACAGTCCGCTTTAGAAACTGCCACACCACTTATGACACCAAGAGGAATAGACCAAGCATAAGCATCTTTCTTAGATACTAGAGCTGCAATACCTCCACCCAACAATCCACCAAGAATGTTTTGATTGCGACCACATCTTTTTGCTTGTGGTTGTTGATATGGTTGAGCAACATTGGGTGGATGATATGTTGGTTGATGTCCTCCACCATTACAAGGAACTCTCTTTTTATGTCTCTTTACTCTACCAGAGCGATATTCACCAGTATTTGTATAATATCCTGGAATATATTCTTCTTCAATAATGTAACGCTTACATTCATCAAAAACTGTCACTTGCTGAGCAGTTGCAGGTAATTGAATTAAGAATGGAACAAGAAACAGAGCAAGTTTTTTCATTTGAATGAAGAGTTGATTTCAATTACTTATTTGAGTTCAATATAAAACCCCTTGCCATATTTGACAAGGGGTCTTGTGACACTTATTCTTGTGTCCTTGCTTTCTGAACAAGGTATTCAGCAAATTCCTCCATTTTATCAGGATGAATTGCCACAATACCTGCCTGATCTACCGCAATTTTCATCGATTCGATATGTTCGTGCTCGATTTTTTTGTTCCTAGGCAGAGTCATTAGCAATCTCCTGAATGTATTGACATCCTAACACGGATGTTCCACATTATCTATAAATTTAATCTTTTCTTTGGGATTGCGTTACAGGAGTCAATGGTTCAATCTTTTCCATCTCCCACCAGATTTTCTCAAACTCAGAAGCTGATTTGTCTTCATTGTGCCAGAAGTCTTCCCAATCTTTTGAAGTCGCTTCAGTGATCATGTTTTTCACCTTTCTTGATTAGTTTCTTCATCATCTTAACGTAACGAACTTCCTCTGGAGTGTACCATTCAGGATGCTTCTTTGCACGTTTGATAATTTTTTTACACGCTTTTTTGTCCTCCATATTACATAGTGCTAACGTTATGTAATATTTATTAGTATAACTCCTCTTCTGCTTCACCTTTGATAACACAATCGCTGGTTGGATAGGATACACACAACAGAGCAAATCCTGATTCGATTTGATCATCATCCAAGAAGGATTGATCCTCTTGATTTACAGTTCCAGATTCAATTAAACCCGCACATGATGAACACGCACCAGCACGACAAGAATATGGAAGATCAATTCCTGCTTCATCAGCAGCATCTAGGATGTAAGTATCGTCAGAGCATTGAAAAGTTTCTTCGCTGTCTGAGGTCTTAATAGTAATTGAATAATCCATTAAATTATCTTAATTAACCTCAGTATATATCACATATTACTTAATGTCAATCATCTGATACCGCCTTTGTTTTCTTATAGAAACCAAACGGATCTACCTCACCTTTATCAAAGTTACGGCGTTTTTGTGCCATGCCACATACAGTTTCCATCACCTTAATAGTGTCCTCCACTGTGCAGTTCTCTGGCATATTACGATGCACAATGTCAAACAACGGAAAAAATTCCTTTGCAGCATCATTCACCTCTTCAGGTGTCAACGGATCATAGTCTTTCATCATTTACCTCCAGTTTCATAACCAAGTTTGTCATCGTGTTCTTTTAATTTACGCTGACGGATTGTTTCGTGCAATCGTCTTACAGCTTCCTCAGTTTCTGGTGTGGTTTCATACGACCACTCATCTTTTTGCTTTTTCTTTTTACTCACAGTTTAACTCCTGATGTTGCGTTAATAACTCTAGTATAAAGATGCAGAGTTCCTTCCTGTTCACATTTAAGTGTCCATCTTGTCATTTTGATGACACCATCTTCAGTGCCACCAGTAGACATTTTACGACCTTCTTTTGTCATAGAACTATAAAGTCCATAACGTGTTTCCCAGACATAGAAACAGTCGTCGTGCAGTATTGCACCCTCAGGAATTTCAATCTTCGTTTTTGTTTGTTGCTTTGTAGACATTTAGATTAGTAATTTGTCTTTCTAGTTCATATTTAACAGGTGAAAGATGGTTATAAAGATAGTTCTTCCACTCATTGTCTTCCAATAGTGTAACAACATTTTCAATCTGTGTCAAGGCAATCAAGAGTCTTTCTTTTTCACGCATCTCTTTGACCTTGCATTGCTAGTAGTGTTTCCAGTGGAATCCACGCGGGGTTTTCGTTTGCGAACTGCACTTGTACCTCCGTTATTACCTTTTCTAGGTTTCGATTGTATGCTTTTCTTGTGTTTTTGACTGGACTTAAGGGATTTACCGTCACGATTAGATACCTTATACTGCTTTGGTTTTAGTTTATACCTGTCAAGGTATTTTTGCAAGTGTTCTTCACACTCAAAGTGGCACACTGTTTTATCAAACTCCAATCTCCACGGAAATGTTTGATATGGAAACAGAATGTTAAACTCTGGGTCAAGGATACTAGATCTAATCATTTTTATCCCTACCTATTTTCCATCCCATATCACACTTATTACAGATGCCAAACTCTATCATAGTACATTCCCACCCAGAGTGACAAACTTCACATCCTTTTCCACCACATTTAAGGCACACAATATGTTTCTGCTCACTCACTTGCTCTCCACTCCTTTCTTAAACTTTGATATTCAGGATCATATGCTGCCTTATCACGAATTACCTTGAAGATTGCTGCAGCTTTTGCCTTCTCATTCGTTCTCCAATCTGATTCCTGCGGACGAACTTTCCTGTTGGAATCATATTTGCGTCCCGAAGAGTGATTGGCATACCTTCTGGCGCGAGTGAAACCCATTTCAAGGAATTTCCGTGCCATGTCCATGCCAATAAAATCTTTCTTCCGTCTGTAAGTACAGAACATCTGGTAAATCGTATCAGAAGACTTAACAGCAGTCTCTTCATCTACAAATCTCCAATGAGCACATATGTCGTTAGTGTAAGGGCGTACCAATAACACTCCTTGTTCGCCCCTTCCAATGCGATAAAGTTTGCGAGTTTCTGCATCTGTAAAGTCAAGAGACTTGTAATCGAGTTCATAATCAAATTCCTTCATCTATGTGACCATTCCAATAAAGATACTGCCATGTTCGTTGTGGTGGGAAATATGTTTCCCATATTGGCACGTCAGAGTTACATGCTTTCAATACGTCATTTGTCATGTCAGGTTCATACATTGCCCACACTGCTTCACGTTCAATGCGAACAACTGTAGGATCAAAACCATAACGAGCAAAAGTTTCTTGAGTAATTTCGTCAGGGATTACTTCATGACTAAGAATACTTTTTAGATCACCATTGTGTATGCCGCCACCCATACAATCTTGAGCAGCATGCCAACCTTCATGACGTAAAATCTGAAGAAAGGTAAGATCTCCATCACCATTGATATACTTTTTGTTTATGTAAACTGCATTTTTATCTGCAAAATACACGGCACGATAATTTTCAATAAAGTATTCAGGAGCAGCATTGTAAACTTTCACTCCTATCTTATCAAGATTTAAAATAATATTTCTTACCTCTCCAGTATGATCATCAGCACTGAGTTCATCAACACTTACGGTACATACTTTCTCTTTCATGCATGACATGGCACGAGGAGTATAAAAATCCTCTTCAGCAATCACAGGTGATGCCAACAATACTAAAGACAATAGGAGTTTCATTTAATCAAAGACGGGGACAATTTGTTGGCGTAGTTCATACAAATGATCTATGCTGTTTCCATAATAACCCATGTGCATATAGATGCAATCAATATAACGTAAATCGTCATGATCTGCATCATATGTGAAAACATCACAGTATTCAACAATTTCTTGCGGAACTTCTACCTGCTTGTAGTCATAATCAATTATCATTCTCTTCCCTATACTTCTCCCACATTTTAGCAACCATGTCAACTGGTTCTGTGGTTCGTTTGTGAATGTCCTCCTTGTGATTTAACCACTTGTCGATTGCTTCCTGTGTGGGAACTTCAATTCTAACAGCAGTTCCCTCTTCTTCAAACTCCTTATTCATGTCAATGTATGTTTGAGGAGTGATTTTGTCAAACTCAGTCATCTTTCAATAACTCCTTGATTAGTTTCGCTCTCCTTTCTTTTGCTTCAAGATCTTCAGGTCTCCTTGGATTCTTAACAGGAAACAT